GATCCGGCCGGCCAGCTCGGCCTTGGCGCGCACATCAACCATGCGGGCCATGGCGCGCTGCAGGTCGGCGATTTCTTGGTCGTACAGGGCCAGCGACCGGGTACGGAACGCCTCGGTCGAGGCTTCGCGGGCGGCAAAGTAATCCGCTATCGAGATCAGGTCCTGGCTGTACAGGCGTTGCAGCACCTGCTGACGGGTCTGATAGAGCTGCTGCTCTTGCTGAATCTGGCGCTCAATGACCTTGGCCTGGGCGTCGGCCTGCGCCTTAAACAGGCCCGTGTCCGGCTGCGGCAAGTTGAAGTCGGGCAGCCGGCGCCGGTTGCCCAAGGTGTCGCTCAGATTCTTCGCGTCTTCGGCCAGCTGCTGCTTAAAACGCTCGGAGAACAGCGGCCGATTGAAGATCTGCTGCATGTCCTGCCACCAGGCATCGCCCACGATGGTGATCTGCTGCAGCCCGTCTTTTGCGGTCTGAAGGCCCTTGGTGAGGTCGCCCGAGAGAATCTGAAACACACCGGCCATCACCTGCCCGAGGCCGGCCATCTGCGCGGCTGCGGCGGCGATCGTCTTGCCGGTCATGAGGAACAGGTCCGGGATGACGCTGAGCACGTCGATCAGTCGGGCCAGGCCCATGGCGGTGGCCTCAGCCCACTGCCGCAGCGAACCATCCGCGGCTAGACGATCGACGCTGCCGCGCAGGCCGTCGGCGGAGTTGGTGGAGGACACCATCGCCTTGATGAAGCTGCCCATGACCGGGGCAATCTGCAGGGCGATGGTCTTAAACACCGAGTCCACCGAGACCTGCAGGCGCTGCAGGTTGATCTCGTAGGCTTTGGCCGCAGCACTTTGCGCGGCTGTGGTCGTGACCGCCAGGTCGCCCACCGTGACCAGGTCGTTCATTACCGGCAGGAGGTTGGCACCCGACTTACCGAGTAACTGCTGCGCTACGGCCGTTTTGGTAGCGCCGTCTTCGTACTTCGCCAGCTCGGTGGCCACCCGCACGAAGATGTCTTCAGGGCGCTGCGAGGCCAGGTTCTTGGTGGAGATACCCAACGCCGAGAACGCCGCCACGGCAGTGGCCCCGCCCTGCTCGGCTTCGACCATGCTCTTGGCCAGGCGCTGCAGCCCAGTGGCCAAGGAATCGGTGCTGGTGCCCGAGACTTGGGCAATGCTCGATAGCCGCGACAGCCCCTCGATGGTGCCGCCGGTGCGCTGCGCCAAGTCCTCCAAGCCAGCCGCCGAGCGCAGCGCGCTGTCGATCTTGGTCTTGACGGTATCGAAAGCGATGCCCACCGACAGGCCAACGCCAATGGCCTTAAGCGCGTTGCCCGCGGTGTCAAACGCCCGCTGCACCAGGCTGGCGTTTTGCTGCGCGATGTAGGCAATGCGCCCCATGTCGCTCTGAAACCGCGCCACATTGGCGGCGACTTCAACGACTAGGGAGCCGAGAGACCCACTCATCAGTCTTCGTCCTTGGTGTAGCGCACCACCCGATCGCCGAACAGCGTCTTGCCCAGCAGTTGGGCGCGCGCCTCCTCGTTCTCCAACGAGATCACGGCCGCGGGTTGATCAAACGACTTCGCAAAGGGCATGAAATCCACGGGCTTGGCCGCTTGGCGTGGCGGACTGGCGCTGTGGTTGGCCACCGTGGCAGCCAAGATGCCCAGCCGCAGGTCCGCCCGCGGCTCACCGATTGGCTCGATCTGGTCGTAGGCCATGTACTCGGTCAGCTCACTGGCGGTCATGCGGCGCAGCATCTCGCCCACGGGGATGCCCATGGCCAGGCTCAGGCGGAGATAGAACTGCCGCTCTGGGCGGCTTCGGAGTTTTTTTGCTGCTCCTGCACCGACTCCATGCCGTCCATACCGTTTAGGCGCTGGGCCACCCGAAACAGGCGGTCCAGCGCCGCTGCGCTCTTGTTGCCCAGCTCGCGGATCGTTTTGTCGTCAAACAGACGGTCGCCCGACTCACCATCGACCAAGCAAGCCGCCACGATCTTGGCGCGCAGGTTGCTGGTGTCGGCCTCCCGCTTGCCGTTGACGACCTTGACCATCTGGGCTTCCAGGGCGTCGCGTTCGGCGCCGGTCAGTTCGCGCAGGGCCACCGTGCCGCCCCATTCGGGGACGTCGACGTACTCGGTCTTGATGTCGCTGACAGAAACGATTTGGTCGCGACTGAGGGTTTTCTTCATGCGCAGCTCCTCTTGGCGAAGTTCAGGTCAGCGTGACGGCGCCGCTGATGCGGATGTCGCACGAGCCCTTGACGATCTGGTCCACGCCACCGGTCTGGCTGAACTTCTTGACGTAGCCCTGCCAGGAATAGGTCAGGTTGGAGCCCGCCCCCGGCAGCACCAGTTGGAAGTTAGCAATCGCGCTGCTTTGCTGGTGGGAGCGCAAGGCGGCCTGGCCGGCGTCGTTGAGGTCGGTGTCGAACTCAAACGAGAACTGACCGAAGTCCACCAGACCGAGCATGAACTCCTTGGCCACGCTCTGCAGGTTGGTCTTGTCGAGTTCGCTGGCCATCCCGTCAAAACCGGAATAGGTCTTGATGTTGTTGACCTCGGTGAAGGTCGTCGGGGTAGCCGTGGCCGTGCCAGCGGTGACGGTCTTGCCGGTGGTGTCCACCGCCACCGCAAAGGTGTTGGTGGTCTTGTGGATCACGGTGAACGTCTTGCCGTTGAGCAGGGCCGCGTCAGTGCCCGTGAAGCCGCTGCTGAAGGTAATGATGTCGCCGTTAACGAACCCGTGTGCCGAGGACGTCAGGATCGTGGGGTTGCCCACGGTCACGCCGGTGATGGTTTTGGCCGAGCCGGAGCCCGTGCCGATGCTCAAGGTAGTGCCTTGTGCGCTGATAGCGGTTGAGGTCATGTGAAATCCTCCGAGGGGTCAAAAGAAAAACCCGCCGACTCTTGCGAGGCCGGCGGGCGGTGGGTGGTGGGTGGCTAGCGGTGATGCGGGCGGCGCTACATACGCGGCCCTTTGGGTAGTTGCGCGACCTCGCGCGGGATGCGCTCGGCCATGTAGGCGCGAATGGCTTCAACAGCCTGCATCTTCTTGGCCTCAAAGGCCGGACGCAGGAACGGACGCGCCGCCATCTTGACGGTGCCGAATTCAACGAAACGCCAGTAGTAGGCATCTTTGGACTTGCCCGACTTGGCCTTGCCGACCTTGGCACGCTTGCCGGAGATGACGCCCACTTGGTAAACCTGCTGCAGCAAGCTCGACAGCCGGCGCGCTTGGGCGGAATAGATCGCCCGCTTGAGGGTGCCGGGTGGCGGGTGCTTGGTCGCTACCTGCCCTTCGTAACGAGGGGCCCGCACACGGGCCTCATCCCGGATCACCGCCGCACCCGCGGCCACCGAGCCCCGCAGCACGTTGCGCGCCACGCGCGGCGGCAACTCGGCCAGCGCCCGATTGAGCTCGGCCAGGCCCTTGATTTGCACGCTGCTGTAGCTCACCCGTTGGTGCTCCAAATCGAATAGTCCTTGGTGATGCGGTAGGCCCGCACCTCCTCTTCGTACACGTCCACGCTGCTAATGGGCACGTTTTGCACGCTCCAAGCCGCCATAGCCGCTTCCAGGGCGGTCTCCAGCTGAGCGGCTTGCTGCAGGCTGCGGCTGTAGATGTCCACCTGCACGCGGGTATTCTGCAGGTCGCTCGGACCTTGCAGCACCGCATTGGCGTTGCTGACCACCCGCTGCCAGACGATGAACGGATAGACCGGCGGCTCGGTGGTGTTGATGCCGTAGAACACGCCGCCGGCGGGGTTCAGGCTCACCAATTTGGCCTGGACGTCCTGGATCAAGCTGCTCATGACCAAAGGTCGGTTGCCGAGGTGTCAGTGGCTTGTTTCCCAGCGCAGACGCTACCCGCGCCAGATGCACTTGTCCTCGATTTGCAACACGCATCAACACCGTGGTTGACGCAGTTGCCCGTGTTCTGATTGAATCGACCCATGTTTACCGCTCTGCCCAATTGCAACTCGTACCACGTACCGGTGGTCGGGATGTCCTTTGCGCTGGTCATCCAGCTCATAAGCTCTAGGCGGATCATGTGAACTAACGGCAGAAACCCTGCCCCCTCGCAAGGCCCGCTTACCCAGCGGGCCTTTTTGTTTTCGGGCTCAAAACCAAGGAGCGTTGTTAAATGAACAGATCCCCCATCACCATCCGAAGCGCCAGACCCACGGACGCCGCCGCCATCGCCAGTTACATGGCCGAGCCGGACGTGTTTGCTGGACTTCTGCAGCTGCCATACCCAACTCCCGAGGGTTGGGCGGACCGCGTTGCTGCCTTCCCGGCAGGCAGCAACAACCTGCATCTGGTCGCTGAGCTGGACGGCAATGTCGTGGCCAGCGCCGGTGTGTTCGCTCCAGGGAACCATGTGCGCCGACGCCACGCGTCG